TTGGAAAAAAGAGATGCCAAAATTACTTTTTCAAAAGCTGGAAATGGAATGGGAGCAAAAATAATTTTATCAATTCCACTGCTAAAAAAATTAGGAATAACTCCAGAAGAAAGAGAAGTTGAAGTAATTTACAATGAGGAGGAAAAAACAGTTCTAATTAAGAAAAAGTAAAATAAAACCCCTCCAAAACAATTAAGTCTTAAAGGGGTAAGTATGATAAAACATACGTAGCAAATATATTTTATCATATTTTACTTCTGAAATACAATAAAAATTTGGAGGTATAGTATGGAAAAAGAAAATCAAAATCTATTATTTGCATTTGTAGAAGCCTATGAAACATCACAAGAAAGTGGAATTTTATTTGAAAAAATTTTAGAAGGATTTGGTAGTATATTAGAAAATAAAGATAAAATTTCATCAAAAGATATTTTAAAATTGGAGCAATTATTTATAAATTATTCTAATTTATTAAAAGAAAAATATTTTAACTATGGAGTTTATGCCAATTATACAGTTGGTGGAGATATCTTAGAAAAATAATTTATAAAAAATACTTGCAAAAAAGGAAAAAGTGTATTATACTTCTTCCTTGTATCAAAAAATAGGGAAAATTTTGGAGGTATAAAAATGACAAATAATGGATTAGTAACAATCAAAAATGTAAGAGGATATATTGGAGAAAACGGAGTAGCTTTTTTAAATTTGGAAGATGTAGCAAGAGGACTTGGATATGAAAGAGTTGAAAATAGAAATAACAAAGAATACAAATCAATTAGATGGGCTACAATTGAAAAGTATTTAAAAGAATTTGGCTTCGCCAACAAGTTGGCGAAAGATGATTTTATCCCAGAAAATGTCTTTTATAAACTATGTATGAAAGCTAATAATGAAGTAGCTAGAAAGTTCCAAGACTTAGTATGTGATGAAATATTACCAAGTATTAGAAAAAATGGTGGGTACATTGTTAGCTCTGAAAATGATAGTGATGAGGAGATAATAGCCAGAGCTTTAATAATCGCTCAAAAAACTATTGAGAAGAAAAATAAAGAGATTAAAAAATTAGAAAATATAAATACTCATTTAAAAGTTGAAAATGAAACTCAAAAACAAGTAATAGAGGAATTTAAACCTGTTAAAGAATATCTTGATGTAATTTTAGCTTCTGATGATACTTTATGTATAACACAAATAGCTGCTGATTATGGACTATCTGGAGTGGAACTTAATAAAATTTTAAATAAAGAGGGAGTTATTAGAAAAATTAATGGACAATGGCTATTGTATAAAGAACATATGAATAAAGGATATACTCAAAGTCATACCTACAATATTAGTACTATTATTGGAGAAAGAACAGCTATTACTACAAGATGGACACAAAAAGGTAGATTAAAAATCCATGAGATTTTGACTGGTTTGGGTATTAAAGCTAATATGGATAAAGAAAGATAATATAATTCTTTTAGTCTTTAGGGGTAACCTAAGGACTTTTTTTCTAAAAAAAAATCTGTACTTCTACAAGTACACTTTTTTAGTTCGGCTACTTGAAAAAATATTTTTTTATGATAAACTATAATTATCAAGGCAAAGGGGAGGATAGCATATAAAAAAGTGGTTGCTTTTTGTTTTGATATATGCTAATATTTGAATGAGAAATATACATGAACCACTTAAAAGTGGGAAAGCACTATATTGTAAAAAATGTAACTCCTTTCTAGTTAAAGCCAATAAAGATAATTGGTTAGAATTTCCTAAAAATTTAAAAATATCTAGTAATGGAGAAATATTTAAAATTAAGTGTTCTTGTGGAGAGGAAACTCTTTTAAAAATAAAATAGACTTTAAGACTTTAGCAACAAAGAGTCGGGATTGCAGTAATGCGTTCTCGGCTCTTTTATTTTTTGTAAAAATTTCAGGAGGTGGTTTAATGCAAGCTTTACTTCATGGAGCAGTTGGATTTGTAGTAGGAGTAGCAGCTACTATTATTGTTACAGCCTATTTTAAATTCAAAAATAATAAATAAAATTTGTAGCTAGTCATTTGGTTGAACTTATATGTGAACACGGGTAGGTTCGGGAAAGGGGATGGCAGACTAGCTCAAATAAAGGAGATGGTTATGAATATTGATTCTAGTAAGCTAGGAGTTATTGGAATAGATAGGATAGTTTTAAGTAATTTCAATATCAAAAACTTCGAGCAACTGGAAAGAAAAGAGATAACAAATAAATTTGAGTACATTGAAAGATTTGAAATCAAAGAGAAAGCATTTCATCTAGTATTTTCCAAAAATTTAAAAGATAGTGGAGAAATATATAGTTATGCCACTCTTGAATTTAATGCTAATAAAATTGTAAATGAACACAATATTTATAATTCCAGCCAAGCTGAAGTTTATAATTGTTTGAATCAAATATTAAAAGTATTGAAAGATGCTGGAGTAGATATAGATATATCAGAAGCAAAAATTAGAGAACTAGAAATTAATATAACTCTTGATAAGTCTTATTCAGAATTGAATGAAGTAATCCTATTACTATTAAGAGCCAATTATAAAAAAGCTTTAGGTTTATATAGTGCAACTGATTCCAATATTCCAGATAAGATAAAAAGAGATAGAAGTATTTATATTAATTCTAAATTAGATACCAAGAAAGATGTCACAGGGAAAGTTATTAAGATATATGATAAAACTTTTGAGATGTTATATAGGAATAATCTTTTTTTAGATAGAGAACTAACTAGAGTAGAAGTTCTCTTTGGAAGAGATTATTATAGAAACATCATGGAAAAAATAAATTGTGATAACTCTCTTAAAACTTTTTTAGAAGTTGATATATTAAAAAAAATATTCTATGAAGCATTGGAGCAAGAATTAAAAGTAAAACCTATCAAGCAACTTGAAATAATTAAAGCTAATTTAACTAAAGATTTCAATAATTTTAGAAGAAATGAAAAAAATAAGAGAATTGAAAGAATGAAGCTGAAAAAACTCTCCAAAAATATTCCAGAGTATTTAAAAGAGGAAAGAGGAGTGTTTGAATACTTAAAAAGAGAGAGTTGGATATTTGATTATTCCTTCCTACTAGACATAGTAAAGAATAATGTTATATCTAAACATCGGAAAGACTATGAAAATCAAATAAAAAAGAAATACTTATCAATTAAAAATAAACAAATTTATGAGAATTTTTTAAATTCTATTTTTTTTACTGATTAATCTGATATAGTCGGCTATTTTAAAAAGCTCTAAAGCATAAAATTATTAATACTTAAAAATAATTTTATATTAGTTTAAATCAAAGAATATTTCTAATACAGTTAATTACCTAGTTTTCACTCTTTATTATTCTTATCTTTTTTATATCTTTTTAAGAGGTGGTACAAATAGCAGCAATAACTAAGAGAAAAGAATTTGAAATAAGAATGAGATATGAGTTAGGAGAAGATTTAAAAACACTAGCATTTATTTATAAAGTATCATATAACACTTTGAAAAAAATAAAAAAAAGAAGTGAGATAAAAGGAGATGCTTGGATAAAAGGTAGTAGAACTAAAGTAGGATATGAAAGATTTACTGAAGAATCTGAAAAAGCAAAAAAAGAAATTGAAGAAAAAATAAATGAGATAGCTAGAAAAGAGATAAATCAAATTCAAGATTTAACTGATGATAGATATGCTGATGGAGAAGAAATTATAGATGTTGACTTTGAAATAGCAGCTGATACAAGATTAAATAGAATCCAAAAGATGATGACTATTAGAAAAGAGATAGAAAAAATATATCCAGATAAAGAAAAAGCTGAGATAGAAAAGATTAAAGTAGACACAGAATTGAAAAAAGTAGATTTGGAATTTAAAAAAATAGAGCTTGAATTGAAAAAGAAAGAAGCTGAGGAGTATTTGAAATGATAATGAAGTTTTGTCCTAGATGTAGGAGATTGCATCCAGTAGGACAAAAATGTCCAAATGGTTGCGATTCAAGGAAAGAAGAGAATAAGTTATATGATAAATATTTTAGAAAAAACAAAACATTCTATAACTCATCCCACTGGGATAAAGTAAGAAAAGAATGTATGAATAAATTCGATAATATTTGTATATATACTTTATTTAAATATACTAAAGCTATTCCAGCTACTCAAGTACATCACATTATAGAGATAGAAGAGGATGAATCGCAAGCTTACGAATTATCTAATCTTATTCCTGTAAGTGATATAGCTCATAGAGAGATACATAAGAGATACAGAGATGGAGATATTAAGCAAGTACAAGCAGAGTTAAGAGAGTATTTAAAACTATATACAACTCAATTCCTAGAGGGGTAGGGGGGTATAAAAAAGTTTTAGGAGAGAGGTTAAAGACCGCATCTTCCCCTTTCTTTTCACGAAATTCCCAATAGAAAATTTTTATAAAAAATTATGAAAGTAGGTGTAAATATGGGAGCTAGAAAATCATTAAGAGATACAACCAAGCATCTTACCGTTGTAGAAAGACAAGTAAAAGAGCTTGAGGAAGAGAGAGCAAAAACCTTTATAGGAAGAGAACAGCTAAAGCATCCTCCAGATTGGTTAGTAGATGATGTTGCAATAGCTGAATGGAAAAGACTAGTAAAAGAACTAGAATCAACTCCTATTTTTAATAATTTAGATTATAACAACTTAGGAGCTTACTGTAATGCTGTAGCTAGATATAGTGAGATAGTTAAACAAGTAGGAACTAAATTCAGAATAGGAAAAGAACTAAATAACTTGGTACAGCTTGAATTGAGATATTCAGATGAAATTAAAAAATATGCAAGTCTATTAGGCTTAACACTAGATGGGAAGCTTAAACTAATAACTGGAGATATTAAGATTGAATCAAATCAAACTAATGAAGAGTTTGGAGATATATGACTATATTAGAAGAACTTATAGATTATTCTAATAAATGTATCTCTGGAGAAATAGTAAGTGGTAAAAAGCATAAATGGGCTTGTATGAGATTTTTAAAGGACATTGAAAATGCTAAATATATTTGGAATGAATTAGAAGCTAAAAAAATAGTGAAATGGTTTACTTATTTGAGGCACTCCAAGGGAGAATTAGCTGGGCAACCTATTATTTTAACTTCTTGGCAAAAGTTTATCCTATGTCAAGTATATGGATGGAAAACTCAAGAAGGAAAGAGAAGATTTAGAAAAGCTTTTGTTGAAGTTGCTAGAAAAAATGCTAAAACTCAAATGCAAGCTGGTTCAGTTCTCTATGAGATTTCAGTTATGTCTACTAAAAATCAAGAAACTTTAGAAACCTATTGTGCAGCAACGAAAAAAGACCAGTCAAAACTACTATTTGTAGAGGCTCAAAATATGTTAAGGGGAAGTGTTTTAGCTCCAAAATTCAAAATAATAAGAGATAAAATTATTCATATCAAATCTAATTCCTTTCTAAATCCTCTCAGTAAACAAGATGGAAAAAATGGAGATGGAACTAACCCAGCTGTTCTCATATTAGATGAATATCATCAACACCCTACTACAGAGTTTTATGACTTAGGATTGGGGGCAGCATCTAAAGAACCTTTATTATTTATTATTACCACAGCTGGAATGGATTTAAATGCTCCATGTTTTACTCAGGAATATGCTTATTGCTCTGATTTACTTAATCCAGATGTAGATTTAGATAATGATGAGTACTTTGTAGATATATGTGAAGCTGATGAAGGAGATGATAAAGGAAGTTTAGAAACTTGGAAAAAAGCTAATCCAATAAGAGCCTATTATCAAGAAGGAATAAATAAATTAGCATCTGATTATGAAGTAGCTAAGATGATTCCAGAAAAGATGATAGCCTTTATGACTAAGTGCTTAAATATTTGGGTACAAGCTACTGAGAATGGATATATGGACATAGCTAAATGGAAAGCTTGTGAAGTAAAAAAATTACCCTTTGAAATATCTAATAAAGATGTTTTTGTAGGTTTTGACATGTCAGCTAAGATTGACTTAACATCAGTAGGATTTGTTATTCCAGCTAAAGATGAAAATGGAGTTACAAAGTATATTGTATTTAGCCATTCTTTTGTACCTAATGTTGAAAAACTTAGAGAAAGAGAAATAGTTGATAAAATGCCATATCTTAGCTGGGCTAAGCAAGGATATATCACTATAACTAATTCTCAAGTAGTAGACCAAGGTGTAGTGTGGGAATATGTAACAAAGTTCTGTATTGATAATCAATTAAATATAGATACTCTTTGTTTTGACCCAGCAAACTCTTCAAAAATGATGATGGACTTATCTAATCAAGGACATAAATGTGTAGAAGTATATCAATCACATAAATCATTAAATGAGAGTACAGCTGGATTCAGAGAACAGGTATATGAGGGTAATATCATATATCTTCCTAATCCTGTATTAAACTTTGCCATGAAAAATGCAGTAGTAAGACAAAGTAATGGATTAATTAAAATTGATAAAGATGCCACTAGAAAGAGAATTGACCCAGTTGACTCTCTATTAGCAGCATTTAAACTAGCTCAATACTATGAATTTGTATTTGATTATAATAAATATTCAGATTTAATAGAAAGCATCTATGAATAGGAGGTGTTTGAGATTATAAAAAAAATATTAGCTAAGCTTTCAGGAGCTTCAAAGAGTGGTACACCTATAAATACAGATTCAAACTCTCTTTTTGACATCTTAGGACAACTTAATGAAGATACAGAGGTACAACAAGATATATCTGAAACTATATATTTTATTTGCTTAAAGCATCTATCTGAAAGTTTAGGGAAAATGCAATGGGAGAAAAGAGAGATTACTAAGAAAAAAGGAAGAGAAACCATATTTGATAATGATTTAGATTTACTATTAAATATAAGACCTAATCCATATATGAGTGCTATAACATTTTGGCAAACAATAGAATTAAATCGTAATCATTATGGGAACTCTTATGTCTATATCGAAAGAGATGGGAAAAAAATTAAAAATCTCTGGCAATTACCCAGTAATGAAGTTGAAATTTGGATTGATAACAAAGGCTATTTTGGACTAAAAGATAGTATTTGGTATGTGTGGAATGACAGTAGAAGTGGAAAAAGATATTCATTTTTACAAGATGATATATTACATTTCAAAACTCATATGAGTTGGGATGGACTATCTGGTACAGCAGTTCGTGATATTTTAAAAACTCAACTAAATACTCAAAAGTCAGCTTTGAACTTTTTAAAGAGAATATATTCCAGTTCTACATTAGGAACTAAAGTAGTAGTTCATTATACTGGAGAATTAAATGATGCTAAAGCTAAAAATATGGTGGATAAGATAGCAAATTTTGCTAAAGCTAAAGAGAGTGGAGCTTTTATTCCTTTACCTATGGGATATCAAGCTCAGTTATTAGAAATGAAACTAGCTGATTCTCAGTTCTTTGAAAATAATAAGAATACAGCTCTTCAAATAGCTGCTGCCTTTGGAATAAAACCTAATGTCATAAACGATTATACCAAAAGTTCATATAGTAATAGCGAAACTCAACAGTTAGATTTTTATGTAAATACATTGCAACCTTTATTTTTAATCTACGAACAGGAATTGAGTTATAAGCTACTTCATCCAAGAGATTTAGAAAGAGGGCAAAGGTTAGTTATAAATGAAGATATTCTATTTAAAATGGATAACCAAACTAAAGCTAATGTATATTCAAACTATGTTCAAAACTTCATTATGACACCTAATGAAGTTCGAGAAGCACTAAATTTACCATATGTAAAGGGAGGGGATAAACTTGTAGGAAATGGAAATGCTATCAGCCTAGATAAAGCTGGAGAACAATATACGAAAGGAGGAGATGAAAATAAAAATACAATTACAGAATAATGGTAAAAACACTGGATACTTTGAAATAAAAGCTCAAGATAATATAGCAGAATTATCTATTTATGGAGAAATTAGTTCTGATAAATGGTGGGGAGATGAAGTAACCCCAACAGAAATAAAAGAACTCTTAGACACCGTAAAAAATAAAGATTTAAATATCTTTATTAACTCATCTGGTGGGAATGTATTTGCTGGATTAGCTATTTATCATATGTTAAAAAGACATGAGGGAAAAAAGAAAGTATATGTAGATGGAGTAGCTGCTAGTATTGCTTCAATAATAGCAATGGCTGGAGATGAAATCCATATTCCTAAAAATGCTTATCTTATGATTCATCGTTCTTGGATATGTACAGCTGGGAATAAAAATGATTTATTAGAAACAATTTCTATGTTAGAAAAAATGGATATAAATATGGCTGATATTTATAAGAGAAAAGCATTAACTGATATAAGTAATGAAAAAATATTAGAATTAATGGATAATGAAACTTGGTTGACTGGGATAGAGGCTCAAAATTATTTTGATATAGTTGTAGATGGAGAAAATAGAACAGCTGCTTGTCTTGATGGATTAACTCCAAATGATAAGATGCCAGAAATATTTAAAGCAAAGTTAAATAAAATTGAAAAAAGTCAAAGTGAAAATAAAGAAGAATTAAAAAGAATTGAATTAGAAAAAGCAAAGTTAAAATTAAGATTAAAAATGGAGGATTGATTAAATGAAAAGGTCAGATTTAATAAAAGAAGATTTAAGAGCAGCTAAAGAAAATGCAAAAAAAATATTAGCTAGTGGAACAGCAACAATAGATGAAATCAATGCAGCAACTTTAAATATTGATACTTTAGAAGCTAAACTAAAACTAGCTTTAAAAGAAGAAGAGGAAATTCAAGCTAATTTAAAAGGAACTGTATTAGACAATAAAAATATATCTAATGGAGTAGATTCGCAAGCTTACGAAAATGCTTTTGTTAGCTTCTTAAAAGGTAATGCTTCATTAGATGAAAAAATGACAATACAAGCAGCTTTATCATCTACTACAGATGCTGATGGAGGATTATTAATTCCTAAAGACCAAGAAACACAAGTAATAGAATTAGCTAGAGATTATAGTTCTCTTAGAGATTTAGTATATGTAGAACCTGTATCTACTCTTACTGGAACAAGAGTTATAGAAGTTGATGGAGAATATACTCCTTTTGCTGAAGTCACTGAAGGTTCAAAAATTTCAGATATTGAAAATGGAGATTTTAAAGCAATTTCTTACTCTTGTAAAACTTATGGTGGTATTTTACCTATTCCTAATAATTTATTAAAAGATAATAAAGGAAATTTACTATATCATGTAAGTAAATGGTTTGCTAAGAAAAAAGTAGCTACTGAAAATAAATTAATAGGGGATTCATTAAGTACCTTTAGTAAAACAGCAATGAAAGGAATTGATGATATAAAAACAGTTCTTAATAAGACATTAGACCCAGCTATCTCAGCTAATGCTATTGTAGTTACTAACCAAACAGGATTTAATGAATTAGATAAGATGAAAGATACAGATGGAAACTATCTATTACAACCAAACCCTACAAAGCCTACTGAAAAGTTATTAAAAGGCAGAGAAGTAAAAGTATATCCAGATAAAGTATTAGCAAATGATACTACTAAAGCTCCTGTAATAATTGGAGATTTCAAAAGAGCAATTACTCTATTTGACAGACAACTTTTAACTATTGATTCTACAAATATAGGAGCTGGAGCTTTTGAAACTAATACAACAAAATTAAGAGGTTTATTAAGAATGGATGCTCAAAAATTTGATGAAAAAGCTATTGTATTTTTACAATATGATACAGCTGTTGAATAATTGAAAGGAGAAATATGAGAGTATTAACTTTAGAGGAAATAAAAGAATATTTGAGAGTTGATTCTGATGAAGATGATACTCTCATCAATCTCTTTATGGAATATGCTAAAGAAGAGATTGAAGATTCAACTGGAGTAAAATTTAATAAAGAAGGAAATTCTGAAACATATAATATGGCTATGCTTATAATCATAGCTGATAGATATGAAAATAGAGCCTCTACTGATACGGAGTTTAAAGTAAATAATATATTAAGTTGTATCTATACCAGATTAAAGGCAGGAGTAATAAATGAATGAAAAAGTATTAGCTAGTAGATTGAATAATAGAGTTGAAATTCATAGAGAGCAGATAATAGAAGGTAACTTAGGGGATAAGAGGGAATATAAGCTATATAAAAAAGTATGGGCTGATATTATACCTCTATCAGCTAATTCTATAACTACTTCAGAAGATTTTGAACATACAGATACAAAATTTAAAATTATTATGAGAAAAACTGATATTACTCAAGCTGATATTATCTATTATAAAGGAACTAAATATGAAATATCTCATATTATTCCAGCTTTTAATAAAAACAATTATATTGAAGTACATTGTACTTTAAAAAAGGAGTTCTATGGGGAGCTTTGATGATGTATGTAAAGAACTTAGTAAATTAGCTAGTAGTGCTGATGGAGAAACTAAAAAATTTGTAAAAAAACAAGCTAAAATTTTAAAGAAAAAAACTTTAGAAGTAGCTAAGAAAAGAGTAAAAAAAGATTCTGGATACTATCATAGAAGCATTAAAGATGGTAAACCCTATGAATTTAAAGGAGATTTTGCTTGTAGAGTATATTCAGCTGCTCCACATGCTCATCTTATTGAAGAGGGGCATAGAATTGTTAGAGGTAAAAATGGAACAGAATTAGGAAGAGTAAAAGGGAAGTTTGTATTTAGAGATACAGCTAATGAATTTACAGAGGAATTTGAAGAAAATTCTCAAAAGATGTTAGAGGATTTATTTGAAAAAAATGGATTTTGAGGTATGAAATGATTAGTTCAAAGGATATTTTAACCATATTAGTAGCTAAATTAAGAAAAGAACTGAAAGATACTCCTATAGAGTGTAGAGATGTTAAAGAAGGATATAGGAGAGGCTCTATTCATATATATTTTGAAAATTTAAAAGCATCTGATTATATGAAAAAATTTAGGGAAACAACTTTAAATGTAAGAATAATCTATCATCCTAAAAAGGATGATGATATTGGAGAACTTTTAGGCATACAAGAAAAACTAATTGAAATATTCTCTGATAATCCAGTAATAGAGTTACTAGATGGACTAGTTACAGAAGTTTTAGAAGTTGATTCAACTGAATCAGATGGAGATTTACTATTCAATTTTGATTTATATGTATTTGAAGAGTATGAAGAAAAAGTATCGGAAATGATGGAAAATTTATATATAGGAGGGATAGAAGAGTATGTCAACGACTAATACTATGCCACAATTGGATATTATATTTAAGGGGCTAGGAGTTACAGCTGTAAAAAGAGCTGAAAGAGGAGATGCTGTATTAATATTAAATGATACAACACCAGGAGAACCTAAAAAATATTATAAAACTATTGAAGATTTCACAAGTGAAGAGCAAGCAAAATTTACTGAAGATAATGTTAAATTAGTAAAGGATGCACTAGAAGGGATTCCTTTGAAATTATATGTATTTAAAGTAGGAGAAGAGGAGCTAATTACAGATAAGTTGAAAGTTATTGGAGGAGTTATCCCAAGAAACTGTTGGATAGGAACTCCAGATAATTCTTATGCTACTGAATTAGTTACTTGGGTAAAAGCAAAAAGAAAAAATGATAAAAAAAGATATAAGATGGTAGGACATAAACTAACAGCTCCAGATGATATGGGAATAGTAAACTTCACTAATGAAAAAGTTACTTTCTCTGATGATAGAGGAGAGGTTACAGGAAATCAAGCTGTTCCATACTTGCTTGGATTCTTAGCTGGTATTTCATTAAATATGTCTGCCATTGCCTTTGAACTTGGAAAATTCTCAAATGTAATTGAACCTGAAGAGTTAGATACAGCTATTGGGAATGGAGAGTTTGTATTATTCAATGATGAAGGAATAGTAAAAGTAGCTAGAGCTGTAAATAGTTTAAGTACTATTGGACAAGATGTAACAATAGAAATGACTCATATAAATACTGTTGAAAAGATGGATTTAATCTATTGTGATATCTATACAGCTTGGGATAAATCATACAAAGGAAAATATCCTAATATAACTAATAATCAAATGTTACTAATAAGTGCAATTAATAGCTATTTTAAAGGTTTAGCAATAGACTATATCTTAGACCCTAATTTTGAGAATATATCTTTTATTGATTTAGACCAACAAAGACTTGCTAACTATACTAAATATGGGCAAGAGGAAGTTGAAAGTTGGGATGATGAGAAAGTAAGACAAATGACAGTAGGAACTAATGTATTCTTAAAAGCTAACATTAAAGTTAGTGGAATTATGGAAGATTTCCTATTCAATATATACATGTAGGAGGATATAAATGGCACATAAAAGAAGTGGTTATCATAATGGTAATGCTGGAGAAGTATGGGTAGCAGGAGTTAAAATTGGCACTTGTAATAAGGGAGAAGTAAAAACTAAGTATAATTATGAAGAAGTAGATAATCCAGATGTCCCTGGTGGTAAAATAAGAGTTTTAGTTGGAGAAACTCATGAAATATCTATCACTTATAAAAGCACTGGAACTGAAGAAGAAATAGATATGTTTAACTTAGATGAAGATATTACAGTTATTATGAATGATGCTAATATTAACGGGACTAAAAAACAAAGAGTTAAATGTGATGGAGTAACTTTTGATGAAAGAACTAGAGCATCTTTTGAAAAAGGAAAAGTAAAGGAGATTCAACTAACTGGACAAGCTGAAACAGTAACAGAATTAAAATAAAAGAGAGGGATTAATTCCCTCTCAAATAACAGGAGGAAAAATGGTAACATTCCAAGATTTTTTAAATAAAGTAAGAGAAAAAGAGGCTAAAAAAGTAAAAATAGCAAAAGTAGAAGTAGAGGGGATAGGAGAAATAGAATTTCAAAGACCTGATGAATCAGAATTACTAAGATACAATAATGAAATGTTGAAATGCTATAAAGGAACTCTTAAAGAGAAAGACAATATTTCTATGGAAAATATGGATATGGAAGGAATGGCTCTAAATGCTTCAGAATTAATATATCATAGTTGTTCTTTCTTTAAAGAAAAAGAACTTAGAGATATGTATAAAGAGTATGAATTTATAGAAATTCCTTTAATAATATTAGGAACAACAGAAGTATTAAGAATAGCTAATAGTATAAATGCTATTTTTAAAGGTTTAGAAGTAAGAAAAGAAACTGAGGAAGAAATAAAAAACTCATAGGAGATAATGAGAATCCAGGAGAATTATATTGGGTATCTTATTATCTCCAAAAAGGACACAGTTTAAAATATCTACTTAATTTAACAGAAGAAGAAAAATTATTCTTTATTGAAAGTATGGTAATAAATAGAAAAGAACAAATTGAGTATGATATTAAAAAAATTAAAGCTTCTATGGGAATTGGAGGGGAATAATGAGTAAAACAATAGGTGTAATCCTTAGTTTGAAAAATGCTCTTAGTGAGCAAATAAAACCAGCTATTGCCTCTCTAAAAGAGGCTGAAAAGCAAAGTGAACAAGCAAAAGAGCAATTAGAAGTGTATAAACAAGCAGTAGAACAAGCTAAAGCTAATATAGCTCAGTATGTAACAGAGTTAGAAAACTTGAAAAAAAATGTTGTTGAGCAAAATAGAGAATATCAAAGAGCTAAAGCTAACATTGATTCTCTTAAAAATTCTAATATAGAATTGCAAAATGAAATTACTAAGCAAGCTATGGAACTTGATAGACTTGGGCAAGAGTATGGAAGTAATTCTAAAGAATATAAAAATGCTGCCAAACAACTCCAAGCTTTGAGGCAGCAACACCGAAATAATAATACTTCTATTAAAGAGCAAACTGAGAATCTTAATAGGTTAGAAGAAACTATTATTCAAAATAGTGATGCTGTAAATGATATGAAATCTCAAGAAAAAGCTTTAAAAGAAGCTTTAGAACAAGCTGAAAACTCTGTATCAGAACAGCGAAAAGAGATATTAAAACTAGGAAATAGCTTTAGGCAGATTGAAAAAGAAGTAGAAGAATCAAAGAAAACTTTTAAAGAATGGGGTAAAACAGTAGGCTCATCTATTGATGGAGCTGTTAAATCAGCTCTAAAATGGGGAGCTTCTATCATAGGATTGACAGGAGGGCTTGGAGCTGGAGGAGCTATCAAAATGGGAATGGAAACTTCTATTAACTTAGAAGCTTATAGAACTATGTTAGAAACAGCTACTAAGGACTTTGAAAAAACAAATAAGCTTATGAAAAATGCTGAACTACTCTCAATATCCACTCCATTCAGTCCAGAAGAGGTTATTCAAGCTACAGCTACTCTTGAAAGTTATGGGATAGATAGTGAAAGATGGTTAGCAAGGATAGCTGATGCCGCTGGGGCTACCAATACAACTATGGAACAAGCAACAGAAGCTGTAAAAGATATACTTTCAAAAAATGAATTTGAAACTATGGAAAGTTTAGGAATTTCAAAAGAGATGATTATTGCTGTCGCTGAACAAAAGTATGGAAAAAATAAAGTATTTAATAAACAAGGACAGGTAAAAGATAAACAAGAGGAAAAATTAAAAATTGTATTAGAAGAAATCATGGTATCAAAGTTTGATGGAGGAGCTGAAAAGCTTTCTCAAACTGTAAAAGGATTATGGAGTACAATTACAGGTTCTATTAATATGGGATTAGCTAAGATATTAGGTATGGAGAATGGACTTATCAAAACAGGCTCTATACTTGATATTATAAAAAATAAGATGCAATTAATCTCAGAAGTATTATTAAAATGGGAAAGTGATGGAACACTTGATAAAGTCGCTAAAGAAGTTACAATAGTTTTTACTGAAATAGCTAATTCAGTTATGAGTGCCTATAACTTTATTAAAGAAAATCATGAAGTAATTATAGAATTAACTAAATTTTTAGGAATAATCTATATACTCACAAAAGTAGTTTTTGCTCTAAAAGCAGCTTTTGAAGCTTATCAAATAGCTGTAACAGCTCTATCAAGCATAGGATTTTTAGTAAGTATTTTTAGTAAAATAAAATTAGCAATAGGGGCTTTTAATTTAATGTTAGCATCTACTCCAGTTGGATGGGTAACAGCTGCCATTGGAGCTATAGCTTTTGCTCTATATATGTTAATATTTGAATTTGATAAAGTTAAATCTTTTGTAGGAAGTCTATGGGATTCTTTAAAATCTTTTGCTGATAATATGCCATGGTGGGCTAGTATTATTGTAGGAGCTTTTATGCCTGTTATAACTATTATAAAAGGATTAGGAAAAGTATGGGAATGGGCTAAAAGTTTATTTAGTGATGAAGATATTGAAAAAAATATAGAGGTAACTGAAAAAACAAAAAAAGACATCCAGGAACTTGCAAAACCACAAGTAGAAAATAAAATACCAAGTCAAAATAAGGTATTTGAAGAAAGTTTTGCAAAAGTAGAAGCTCCTCAAAGTTTAAATTCAGTTAAATCTAATGCTATCAATAGAGCTACTATTAATAACCCAAGACCAGCAGTAACTAATTCTAATAATATATATATTCAAGGGGATATATATGGATATGATGAATTTAAAGAGAAAGTAGCGGGAGTAATCGTGGATATAAGTAAAAACAATATGGCTAATGTAACTTAGGAGGATATTATGACTAGAAGAGAAGTATTAAGAGGAGAAATTAAATATTTAAAGAATTTTCTTGGTATTGATACAAATACTGGGAAACTTGACAGTATTGAAGAATGTCGTGGAGCTATTATTAATATTATTAACGAAAAGGCAAGAGTTATTTCAGCTAATGAAAAAGCAGCAACAGATGATATAAAAGGAAAATATTATACCTTACTTGCAGACCATAAAACATTACAACAAAACTATACTGATTTATTAGCTATCTTAAAAAATATTCAAATTCAATCTAAAAAGAAAAGCTTTTTTAAAAGATTATTTGGAGGAGAATAAAATGGAGATATATTTATCTACACTTGATAGAAAAAATATCTTTAAATTTCCCTTTATTGAAAGTAAAAATGTATCTTTTGGCAGTTCTTTAAACACTGAAACTTTTGAAAATAGCTTAGGTAAAGAACTGACACTTATAGGAGAAGAGAAACTAAAAACAATTTCTATCAACAGTTTTTTCCCTCATAAAAGATACAGATGGCTGCCATTTTTATCATTTTTAGCTCCAGAGTGCTTAGCTTTTCTTACTAAATATAGAAAATCTATTTTAAAAGTTACTGTAATTTTATCAGAAGCTTCATTCTCATATCCTTGTGTAATTAAAGATTTTACCTGGAAGAAAAAATCTAATCAAGACATTGACTATTCTATCACTATTGAAGAATATGTGAACAGGTGATTTTATGAATTTATATGTTATAAAAGGAGAAAGAGCAGTTGATATAACTGATATAAGTGGAGCTATTAGTTTAAGTACTTCTATGGATACTTTAGGAGCATCTTTAGCTTTTAACATAGCTAGAAATTATAATGATACTAGTTTTATTTTCTCAGATGAAATAGAAACTGGAGATATAATTATTTTGAATAATACCAAGGAATTATTTAGAGGAGTAATAGTAAATATAACAACTACTAAATTTAACAGAACTATTGAATGTTTAGATTATAGTTTTTATTTAAATAAAAATAAAGTAATTAAACAATTTGAAGATATTAGTGCTAGTGTAGCTATTAAGCAACTATTACAGGAAATAGATGCTCCTATTGGAGATATTAGTAATATTTCAACTTCTATCAGTAAATTATATTATTCTAATACTATCGCTGAAATTATTAATGATATTCTCAAACAGGTAAATGAAGAATTAGGAATTAAATATAAATTAGAATTTATTGATAGTAAATTTAATGTTAGTCCTTTTAAAAAGGTAAATGTATCTTTTAGATATAGACAAACTGGAAATGAAAGTATAAGTGAGAGCATCTTAGAAATGAAAAATAGAATACTTGTGACTTCAAATGAACAAGAATCAACTGAAATTTTGGCAACAGCCGAGGATATAAATAATATTGAAAAATATGGAAGCTTGCAAGAAATTATCAATGTAGAACCTGATAAAGATGAAGCTAAAGTTCGGAATGTTGCGAAAATGAAATTAAAAGAATTAAATAAAGTTTTTAAAACTGTATCGCTTGAAGGCTTTGGAGATGATGAGTTCAGAGCTGGAAGAGTTGTCTATCTAAATAACCCTAAATTAAAACTATATGGAGAATATTTAATTAATTCTTGTGTCCATACCTGGAGAAAGGGAGAACATATAGTAAACTTGGAGGTGGAATTATTTGAAGAATAGTGAAATAGCAGCAAAATTTTTAAAAGGTTTAGAAACCCCCAAAAATTTCCAAGTCTGTATAGGAGAAGTAATTAAAGCTCCTCCAGAACTAACTATATCTATTTTAGATGGAAGATTTATTCTTTATCCCCATATGTTATATATGAATGATAGATTATTTGATGATTATACTAGAACTTATAAACTAGAAGGAACTTTAGATGAAATAACCATTAATGCTACTTCATCAAATAAACCATGTGGATTAGGAGCAACAAATCCACATGGAACTATTGAAGGAAATGGAGAGTACAAAGCAAATGGAACTTTTATTAATACAGATACATTAAAAAAAGGAGATTTAGTAAAAGTTACTCCTACTGAAAAAGGACAAAAATGGATAGTTGATTTTAAAATAAGAAAGATTAAATAAGGGGGAGATATATGAGCATCTTTCCAAAAAGTTTTAATACTATTAGTTCTGTTACAGTTACTAATAATAAAACTTTAATTAATAAATATAAAGATTTATTATTTGATACCACTACTAAAAAAGTTATAGTAAAAGATGGAAAAACAGAATTTACAGATAAAAAAAAGCAAGTACAACAATGGATATTTCTTTTACTTCATACAGAAATGGAGAAATATAAAGTATATCAAGATACTGAGTTTGGAATAAGATTTCTCTATGAAATGAGAGGTAATGAATTTTATAGTTCTGGATTTACTATTGCTCAAATAAAAGATGAGCTAGAAGAAAAATTATTACTTAACAAAAATATTCAAAGTGTTGAATCTATCAATATTACTAAAAATTTTAATTCTCTAGTATTTGATATTGTTGTAATTGTTAATGATGAATTAATTAAAAGCGAGGTGGAATTAAATGTCTAGTTACTATACAGCCAAAAGTGCTGATGAAATACTAGAAGAAATGTTAAATAATATTCCAGATGACTATATTAAATCAGTTGGAACATTTACACATGATTTAATTAAAACATATGCTTTAGAAGGAGCTGAATTAGAAAAAAAATTATCAGATATTTGGGATTTTTTTGATATACATAGGCTAACTGGAGAAGAGTTGGATAAAAGAGTATTTCAACTTCAGGGATTAACTAGAAAAGCAGCTACATATTCAATAGGAGAATTAACAGTTAATGGAACAGGAACTATAACAAAAGGAGATATATTTGAAACAATCAATGGAGTTCAATTTAAATCATTAGAAACTAAAAGTATAGTAAATACTGGGATTATAAAAATTCAAGCTGTTATTCCTGGAGATATTAGCAATGTTGGAGCTAAAACTATTACTCAAATGCCTGTTACTATTCAAGGTATAAAAAGTTGTAATAATGAAAAAGCTACCTATGATGGTTTTAATGCTGAAACTGATGAATCATTATTAAGTAGATATGACATAAAAGTTCAGATGCCAGCAACCTCTGGAAATGTATATCATTATATGCAATGGGCTAGAGAAGTAGCTGGAGTTGGAGATAGTAAAATCTTTCCACTATGGAATGGGAAAAACACTGTAAAAACAGTTATTATAAATGACTTAAAACAAGTAGCATCTAGCGAATTAGTGAAAAAAGTTCAGGAATATATTGACCCAAAGGGAGAAGATGATTCAACTTGGGGGTGTGGATATGGAGAAGCACCTATAGGAGCTTACTGTACTGTGATATCAGCTAGTGCTAAAACTATTAATATTGAGGTTACTTTAACTAAAGAAGAGGGGGTAAATAGTGAAGTATTAAGTGAAAGAATAAAACAGAGCTTAACATCATTTTTACAATCAATAGCATTTAAAAAAAATTATGTATCTTATTCACTTATTTCTAATTCTATATTAGAAACACCTGGAGTAATAGAATGGAGTTCTTTAACAATAAATAATGGAACTAGTAATATTCAAATAGAAGATGAAGAAGTAGCTATATTAGGAGAGGTAACTATCCATGAAAACTAAAGATATTTTAATTAATAATTTACATAAAATAATTAGAAAAGATGAGTTTATTAATGCTATTCTGAATCCAGTCGGATTACACTTAGATGAAGTAAAAGATAAAATAGTTTTACTTGGAAAAGAGTTCTTATTCTCTACTATGTCATTAGAGAGGATTCAAGAACTTGAAAAAGAATTAGATTATAAAACTAAATCTACCACTATTGAAGGAAAAAGAATTGAAATAGAAGCAAGATGGAAAACAACAGGTAAATGTGATTTAGAGTTACTCCAAACTATTGCTAATAGCTGGAGAAATGGAGAAATTTCTGTTAAGTTTATCGATGGAACTATTGAAATAGTTTTTATTTCTATAGTTGGAATACCAGATAATATCGAAGTCTTAAAGGCTGCTTTAGGAGAAGCAAAACCAGCTCATTTAGGAATAAATTTTCAATACAGATACAGATTATGGAGAGATTTACCTCCTAAAACATGGGAATATTATAGTCAATTTACTTGGGAAGAAGTTATGAAAAAGGAGGGAATTTAATGCCAGATTTAACACCTAATCTTAATTTAAAAAAGCCAAATTGGGATACCGAGGCAGCAGATATAAGAGTATTTAATGATAACATGGATATTATTGATGAGAAAATAACAGATGGAAATAAGACTATTCAAAACTTAGAGGAGAAAAAGCAAAATAAAGAAGATAGCACTTTAAAGACTATTGCTAAAAAAATAGTAGAAGCTATTAATGAATTATTTGATTCAAAACTTGAAAAAGGTGGTTATACTGGAAATGCTAAAAATCTAAATGATGAAATTTCTAAAAAAGCTTCTAAAACAGTATTAGGAAGAATGATAGTAGGAGATAATTTAACTGTAGATGATAATGGTAGAGTTAGTGCTACAAAAACAGAAATAGTCAACGACCTCACAACAGGGGGAGCTGATAAGGCTGGGTCAGCTGATATGGTTAAGAAGTTGGGAGAAGATAAGCAGAACAAGACAGATAACGAGTTAGAAACTAATAGTAAGAAGATAGTAGGGGCTATTAACGAAATTAATGCATATGGATATACAGGGCAAGGTAGAGGAACTTTTAGAAAAGACTCATTAAACATAGACCAAATTAAAAAATCTGGTGCTTGGTATATATACGACAAAGGCTTAATTCCTTTTATCGGGACCGATTATGCTTACTTACAACATATACAATATAATGGTGCTGATGTGGGAGCTTGGCAATTAATGTGTCCAGATAATAAGTTAGAACTATATACTAGAGTTTGTGCTGGAATTAGTGGTAAGTATACAGACTGGGAACAAATATTGACCTCAAATAATAAATTATTTTTAGGAAATGCTGGGATAAATAAAGTAACATATATCCAAGATGCAGGACAAAAAGTAAAAGGATTTGGCTATATTGACAAAGCCACAGGTAAGCTCTATAAAGCCAAAGAAACTAATAATGATGTAACAGTAACTTCTAATTTTGAGCCAGCCGATAATATTAATAATAGTAATAAAAATACATATGACATTGTATTCGAGGGAGAAATGACTACTGGTAAAACTATAACGTTGGACATCAACAAATATAGATATTTCCTAGCAAGAGGTAGATGGCCATCTGTAACTACTTTTATACCAAAAGAATATGATGGAGAATTGCAAGTTGTAGATATTCCCGTTGATGGTAGAGCTGGTTCAAACGGAGGAGTTCCAAAGGTATTTAATCTTACAAAGAATGGCAATGTGATTTCGTTTAGGGATTTACAAGGTAATAGTGCTATCAATAATAATAGGATTACTATTTACGGTGTAATATAGGAGGTATTAATAATGTATTTACAATATAGATTAATTGATAATTTATATAAATTTATAGCAGATAATAACAGACCAGATGAGGATAACGAAGAAATATTAAGAGGAGATTACTTAGATAAAACACCTAAATACACAGAAGATGGGCAAGAAATACCATTTGTAATGCCAAGTAGAGATGAAATGTTAAAACAATTTATTTTTCCAGATTGGCAACAAGGCGACATCTTAGTAATAGCAGACCAGCCTTTGAAACACCCTAAGAAACAAGATGACACTCTAGTTGAAATGACTAGAGAGGAAGTTTGTGCAACAGGAGATTTATCAGTTCTTGATGTAGGAGAAGTCTACCAAGATGGTAAGATAATAAAAAAAGAAAAACCAAAAGGTGTAGATATACAATGGGAATATCCTAATTGGGTAGAAAAAGCTACAGAAGAGGAGATAACTACATATATAGGAAATCTAGTAACTGATTTATTATATGAAGCTCTAGAAATAGGCTGTGAAGTAACAATTAATGGAGAAAAACACCAGCAAACTTTAGCTGATGAAAAAAGAAGAGCTCTATTAGAAAAAGTATCAGGTATTGATTTAAAGATAGCCTCAGGAAAAGAACTCTCAGTAGTAGCTTGGCCTTTCAAGGATGATGGAAGTGACACTGTAGTTATGTCAGTTGAAGATTTCAGAACTATGGCTCTTTATTGCTTTGATTATGGAGATAATTGTTACATAGCTGCTGAACTATTAAAGGCTAAAAGAAAAATAGATTCAACATTAGATGACTTTTATGCTGAATTAGCTAATGTAAATGGAATATCTTTAGAAAATTTATAAGTTATATCTTATAAAAATTAGAAAAAATATAAATTTATCAGTTATAACTGATAGGAAAGGAATTATTAGTATGTATAAATTTAGTCAAAGAAGTTTAAATAACTTAGAGGGATTACACCCCAAATTACAAGAGTTTGCTACAGAATTAATAAAAGTAACTCCATATGATATCAGTATAACCTGTGGAGTTAGAACAGCAGAAGAGCAGAATAAAATATATCAACAAGGGAGAACTATACCAGGAAAAATTGTAACTAAATGTGATGGTTATAAAATAAAATCTAAACATCAAGTAAAAGCTGATGGATTAGGATATGCTTTTGATATAGCTGTAATCATTAATAATAAAAGTAATTGGAATAAAAAAGTATTTAAAGAAGTGGCTGATTCATCAAGAGAATTAATGAAAAAATATAATATTGAGTGGGGAGGAGATTGGAAAAACTTTAGTGATTATCCTCATTTTCAATATAAAAATTCGTAAGCTTGCGAAAAGGAGATTAAATGATAAATACTTTAGTTAGTCTAGGAAGCAAATTATTAGATATTATTTTTAAAAGAAGCAAGGATGCAGAAAAACAACAAGATATTGAAATAAAAAAAATAGATGTATTTTCTAAAACATTAGCTTTTATTTTCATAGGAGTATTTTTAATGTGTGTATTAGCATCTCTATTTCCATCCTTAGCTATTACACCTTATTGGTTTAATGTTTTTGACAAATTTATAAATTATTTATTTACAAACTAAAGGAGTGAGTATGGGAGAATTTATTAGAGCAACAGGAGAAACATTATGGGAAATACTTGGGAATTTTATATTACTTATAGTTGATGTCATAAAAATACTTGGAAATGGAATAACAATAGGATTAGGAAGTCTAGTAGCCTTTATTTTTCTTGTTACAGGTGGACAAGATGATGCTATGAATGTTTTATTAATATTAATGACTGTAGATTACTTATCAGGAGTTATAAAAGCTTTTATTACTTGTACAGCAAATTCTAAAGCTGGGATAATAGGTATTTTAAAAAAAGTTATGATTATTCTGGTTATAGTGCTAGCCTACCAATTAGATATTCTTTTTGATGGTAAACTAGCTATTAAAACTCTAGCTGTAGGAGTATTTATTTCAAATGAAGGATTGAGTATTTTGGAAAATGCTTCTATCTGTGGAATACCAATTCCTGAAAAATTAAAAAAAGTTCTTACTCAATACCAAGAGTATAAGAAAAAATAACATAAAACCCCTAGTAAAATTACTAGGGGTAATTTTTAAAACATTATAATTAGTTTGCATATCCTAAACTAACAGCTCTCTTATAAAATGCAATATAAGAATTTTTTAAATAAGATATTTGTTCGTCAAATTGTTGAGCAACTTTTCCTCTTTCAAATTCATTATAATATTTTTTTATTATCATAAAGTTAGTATTTGACTCAGAAAAATAATTATTACTTATTATATCCATAGCATTTTTTAAATAAAAACAAAACCATTCAAAATTGTGTTCTAAAGCTTCATCTCTAAAATAATTATCTATATCCATTCCTAAAATATAAAAGTAGTCAGTTAAGCAAATTGAATTATCCTCATCTATACAAAAATAATCACAATTATATGAAGTTCCCAAATTAAAATTTAAAATTTTATTTAAATTGTTATTTTCTAAACAAACATCTTTTATTTTTAAAAAAAGCTCGTGATCATGAGAATTATAAAACTCATTATTAGAATTTATAACAATTTTTTCTAAAGAAAAACTATTTGTTAAAATATCTTCTTCTAGTTTTTTTTTATAAAATTTCAATTCCACAGGAGTAAAATTAACTGTTTGTTTAAAAGTAGAATCATATAAATTATGATGATTTAAACATAGATATGCTAAATTCTCCTCAGTGTTATTTTCATTATTTCTGTCAATATGTGCAATTTGACCATCTTTTACATTTGTATCATTATCAAGTCCATAACAAAGGGCACATCTTCTTCTTGATTTCACAAGAATATTATTTTTTACAGTATCTGAAATTTTTTTTCTTGGCATCTTATCCTCCACCTTTGTTTTTTATTTTATAAAATTTTTAAAAGACTTTACTTTATTTCATATCCTCCAAGAGCTTTAGGAACTGCTACTTCATTTCCACTTTTACTCATAAAAAATACAGCTACATTTTCATTATTAGCTGCTTGATAATTTTTTACAGCTAACTCTTTAAAAGCTGATGATAGTTGAGTTACTAATTTCTCTTTTTGAGGCAAAGCTAAACTATACCATCCATCTCCTACAATTATATCAACTCTTATTGAATGTTTTGTCAATTCTAGTATCTGTATATCATTTACAATACTTTTTGGAACATCTTTAAAAGTATTAATTATTATATAATTAAAATTGTCTTTATTTTCAGCTCTTAAAATTTCATAACTTGGGTATGCTATTTGTTTATATTTTAAAATACCATTATATCCTTTCAAATGATTTTCTTGGGTAAAAGCTCCCTCCATTTTCTCTCCATATTCTCCATACAGAGCTTTTATATTTTTAGGCTGGACTATCTCATCAGAATTAAATCTAAACATTGCCATTGCTGAAAGGTAGCCATGATTCCAATCACTAATATCTGCTACAAATTCCCCTTTACCCTCTTTTATAACAATATTTTGCACATTAAAAGCTGGCTCTTTTCCCTTATAACCTACTAATGTTGTTTCCAATATTGCTCCATCTGGAACATTGGCTGTTATCTCTAATTTTACCTGTCCTTCTTGCACAATTGGAGATATTTTACCATCAAAATTTGTTGGAAATTTTTCTTTACCACATCCAATAAATAAAAATAAAATCACTAATAAATATAAAAAATTTTTCATGCTTAACTCCTGTCTAAATTATTCTTTGAGTTTACTTTATATTTGATAATAAATAATTTAAGCTATTTAGCATTTTCTTCTATTTCAAGTCCAGCTCTATAAACATATTCATAATTTATATCCTCTGGGATTGGATTAATTATATTAGCAAATCTAAGATACTTTTCTTGAATTTTTCCAGTACTTCTATCAGGAAGCGGTAAATAAGCTCTATGCCCATCAACTGCTACTAATAAAATGGAAGTTATCATGTTATTATTGTATTTAATTATATATTTATAACAAAAAGCTCTATTATCTGGATGCCTTTCAGCCCATTCTTCATGAAATTCTCTTTTAGAACTTTCAATCTCATGAATTGTTAATAAAATATTGTGTTTATATACAAAATTTTCTCTAAATTCGTCAGAAGCCCAATCTTCAGGAATACTACTAAAAATTTCATTTAGAATGCCATCTATAGTAAGGGGAAATTTTCCTTTTTCTGCAATACTAACATGATTATTCCTTATATTGATATTTAAATTATTATCTTTGATTTCTTCTTTATTTGTTTTAATAGGATTTCTAGCTTTAAAAGTAACTTCAAATTTAGGCATACCTAAATTTATTTTTGTATTAGAAGGCTTTTCCTTGTCACTTAATCCTATTGCTTTAAAAATATTTTCAAAATTATTTGTTGATTCTTCAGTGAATTTTACCATTTTCTTAGTTTGTAAATTTTCAATAATATCAGGTATCTCTAAACTTATTTTTTGATATTTTTTTAATTTTTTAGCTTCATCTCCTAAATGTTCCAACAGTCCTTCTCTATACATTTCATCTATTTTATTTTTTATTTCATTAACTTTTTTATTCCAATATTTAATATACTTCATTTTAAAACTACTATCAAAAAAATAATCTGTTAAAATAACTGGTAATATTTTTTTCATAACATCTTCTTCTTTAAAAATTTCTAAAAATTCATACATACAATTTTCTGAAGTTAACTAATTAATAAAATAGCATAATCATGAGTTCTTATTGATTTCATAAAATCTTGAATAGATTGCTTATACTCTAATTGTCTTTTATCTCTTGTTAAAACTATTCCTCTATTTTTAAAAGCTCTATCTATTTTATCTGCTTCAATTTCATTATTCCAACTATATGATATAAAAATTTTCACAAGCTCCCCCATTTTTTAAAAAATATTTAATTTCAGCTTAAAAACTCTTGAATAAATCTTAAAACTTTTTCTTTTTTTTCATCATTTAATTTTGAAAATATTTCTGGTAATTTATATTCAGAGACTGAATTTTGATATTTTAAAATTTCTTCCTCATATTTCTTTATTCTCTCCAAGACTCTTTTTGGAAGAGTTTCTTCATCGAGCATTTTATAAAACTTTTCTTGTTCTTCTTCAGAAAATTTTAGGATTTCACATAACTTAGAAATTACTTCTTCTGAAGGTGGATTTTTTAACTTATTATTTTCAATCATTGAAATATAAGAACCTGATACTCCAACCAAAGTTCCTAAGTCTCTTGTTGAATAACCTAACTCTTCTCTTTTATTTTTTATAAAATTATAATATTTCATAGTGCCTCCTTATGTAATTATATTATATTTTTTATTATTTGTTAAGTACTTATTAAACAAAAAAGTATTTTCGATAAATATTTACTTGACAATTATAAACTTTAATGTTATAAACTAATTAACGATAAATAAATATTTATCATTTTTAAAGAAAGGAGAGTCATGAATAACAATATTAAATTATATGATGAAATTCTAAACTTATTAAAGGAAAAAAATATCACTCAAAGCGAACTAGCTAGAAAAATTGGAGTTACTAGAGTCGATATTAGTTTAACTTTAAAAAATTTAAAAGCAGGGAAAAGTATTACAACTTTAAAATTATTTTCTATATTAGATACATTAGATAAAACTTTTACAATAAATGATAAATAAATATTTATTTTTTAAAACTGGTAGTTTTTTTTAATATAACATATTTATTGTTATTTGTATTAATAATTATATTAGGAGGACAAGTTATCAGAACTTTAAAACTGTTTGTAGGCGAGAGATAGTTGAGCTGTGAAACTGTAAAAAAGATAGCATACCAAATAACGAAAGGAGAATTTTATGGCAAAACAAAGTATTCCTAGTATGGAATTAGAAAGAAGTATGAATCTAATGTGTCATGTTATGACTATTGAAGAAGCTCTAAGAAATAGTGAAGTGATTGATTCGTTAGACGATAAAAGAAGAGATGAACAATGGGAGATACAAGATTATCTTTTTGAGTTAAGAGTAAAACATGTAGAGGGATTATATGAATTTGCAAAAGAATTACCTGCTGATTATCAAGCAAAATTAGTTAAGCTAGCTTCCGATTTTAATAAAAAATTTCATCAATATTTCCAAAAATATCGTTCTTTAAAAAAGGAAGAAAAAAAATTAGAAGAAATAGATGATAAAAATAGAAACTATTTAATTAATTATGTAAAAGAATGTAGAGAAAAACTAGGAGATGAAAATAGTAAGATAGAAGCTGAAATTATAGCTAAAAGGATTACCAATGATTAGATGTCCAGAATGTAATAAAAAACTAAAGTCTTATTGTAGCAAAATAAAAAATAATAAAAGAATTAGATATTATAAATGTAATATTTGTGGAGCATCATTTAAGACAAGAGTATTTAAATATGAAGTAGAAAAAATAATAAGTGAGAAAATATGAAAAGAATAAAAAAAGAGGTTACTGGGAATAACCTCTCCAAAGAATTTGAAATGTCCATTTTCCAATTCCAATTTTATTCTATCATATTTCTCCAAAGATTACAAGGAGGAATATTATGTCATATACAAGACTTACACAATTAATAAAAAAATATGGGAAATTAGCTAAGATACAAGAAGTTATAGAGAAAGAAGGGATAAAAAATAATGGCTAAAAAATACTTTTGGTTAAAGTTAAAAGATAATTTTTTTAAACAAAAGAGTATAAAAAAACTTAGGAAAATGGCTGGTGGAGATACATTTACCATCATCTATCTTAAAATGCAACTTTTATCTCTTACCAATGAAGGAAAGCTATATTATGAAGGGGTAGAAGATAATTTTGTAGAAGAGCTAGCTTTAGAACTAGATGAGAATGTTGAAGATATCCAAATGACAGTATTATATCTTCAAAAAAATAATCTCATAGAGTTTGGAGAGTTGCCAGATGAATATATCCTACCAGAAGTAGTAGGAAGTATTGGGAGTGAAAGTGCTTCAGCTGAAAGAGTAAGAAAATATAGAGAAAAACAAAAAGCGTTACAATGTAACACCACAGTAACAAAAATGTTATCTCCTGTAACAAACAGTAACACAGAGATAGAGATAAATAAAGAGATAGATATAGATAAAGATATAGAGAGAGAAAAGAAAAATCATCTCCTATCTCTCTCTTATAAAGAAAAACTTACTGAACTTAAAAAAATCATAATGAAAGCTACAAATAGTAATGAACATCAAGTAAATTTAGTTTTTCAGCCTAGTAGATATCAAAATATAATTGATGACTTACTCCTTAATATATATAACTCTGATTATTTGCAAGGAGAAACAGATAAAATCCCACCTTTATCTACTTATACAACGGAATCTCAAATTAATAAAATAATGGCTGGATTTTATAAAACTCATAATAAAGCTAAAGATAAAACTGGGATAGAAGCACTTCAGTATAAAACTAATAATAGTTTAGATGACATTCTATAAAGGAGAGTGATGAAATGAAATGTAAATATTGTGGAAAAGAATATATTAAAAATCCAGCTATATTACCAGATTGGATGCCTCTCTCAATGAAAGAGCAAATTAAATTTATTCCAGCTTGTGATTGTTTAGAAAAGCAAAAAATCATTGAAATGGAACAAGCTGAAAAAGAAAGACAACACCAATGTATTTTGAATAAAGTTAAAAGATATAGAGATATTTCAGTAATAGACAATAAATTCTTAAAGAGTAAATTTGAGATAGCTGATATGAACTCTAGTATCATGTCTTTAGCTAATAAATATAGTAAATCATTTCTAAAGGAAAATATTAAGACTGGATTATTTTTATTTGGTAATGTTGGAACAGGAAAAACTTTTGCAAGTGCCTGTATTGCTAATAGACTTATGGAAAATGGAAAGACAGTATTAGTAATGAATTTAGGACTATATATAAATAAGCTCCAAAGAGAATGGGCAGAGGCAGAAAAAGATGTATTAGAATATGTGAAAAATTGTGATTTACTCATCATAGATGATATGGGAGTAGAAAATGTAAAAGAATGGACACAAGATAAGGTATTCTCATTAATTGATACTAGATACAGAGCTGAAAAACCTTTAATTATTACTACTAACTTAGTTTTATTTAATAAAGGATTACCTAAAGAACAGATAGAAGCTAAACTCTCCATTGAAAGTAGATTTAGTTCAAGAATAGCTGATAGGATTAATGAAATGTGTTATCAACATGCTGTCATTGGAGAAAGTAAGAGAAACTTTGATATAGATAATTTTAAAGAGATTTTGAAGAGAGCATAGGAGAATAATGGAAAGAGAAATATTTGATTTATTATTTTGCCTAATTGTATTAGGATTTGTATTTTGGATGTTAGATAGATAGGAGAACTTATGAGTAAAGTTATATTAGTAAAAGCAAATAAAGGGGGAGTAGGTAAAAGCTGGCTCACTCTCCAATTAGCTCATGCAACAGCTTTAAAAGATAAACAGGTATTAATTATCACTTCAGATTCTCAAAATAATATACCTCGTTTTGCTGGAATAAAAGAAAATAATTTTGAAAATGGTTTAGAGTACTGGATAACAAAGAAAAATGGAACATATTTAGAATTAAGAGATAATCTATACTACATACCATTAACTACTATGAATATTCCAGATAAAGATATAGATAATTTTAGAGATTTTATAAAAGTTATCAAAAAGTTATTTGACTACATCTACATAGATGCTACACCAGTTTTGAGCTTAGATGATATTTTCTTAGAAGTAGCAGACCAGATAGTAATACCTACATTCCTAGATTCAGTAACTACTTCAAGTATAACAAATATGTTGAGAAAAGCTGAGTACAGTAAAATAAAGGCTATTATTCCTAATAGAGCAACTAGATGCAAAGTGGAAAAGGAATATTACAAAAAATTAGTTGAAACTTTAGTAGATACAAGTATCTTTGTATCATGTCCTATATCTCAATCAGCTATCATATCTCGATTGATAGAAGAAGGAAAGACACTATTTGATAAAACAAAATATAATAGTTCAAAATTTAGAGCTATTATAGAGAGAGCTTTGGGGGTATTACTATAATGGCAGATATAGAAATATTTAAGCAATTAAAAAATCAATTAACTGAAAACCAAAATGAAGAAGAATACCATAGTGATTTTAAGTTTGGAGCTTATGTCATCACTGAAGAAGAAAAAAATTATATCATTGAAAGAGAAAAAATCTTATTTAAAGGATTTAAAGCTTATTCAGAAAATTTATATGAAATATGTAAAGCTTTGTATGATGTAAGACAAAAGTTAAAAAAATATGGAGATTATGGAGAAATGACATTTACTGATTGGTATAAGTTCAATGGACTTAATAAAGATAAAGTATCTGAACTGACTAAAAGATTTGAACTGTATATGTTAGCTCCAGATAAAAAAGTCCATATATCATCTTTATCTATCCCAGCAGTTAAATTATTAACTAAAAAAGCAGTTGATGTAGAAGTTAGAGAAAAAATATTAGAACTAGAGTTAAAAAAAGTAGAAGATATGGTTGAGATAATTGGAACTCCTGAAGTAATTGAAAAACCAAAAGAACTACAACCTCATATAAAAAAGACTTGTAATTTTTTTAAAAAAAGAATAGAAAAAGCTACTTCTTTAAAAGAACTAGTAAAAGAAAAAGAAAATATTTCAGCTTTAATAAAAGAGTTAAAGGAATTACAAAAAGAAATAGAACAGGAAGAGAAAGCAAGAGAGAATGAAAATAATTTACAATTACCTACAGATGCTGAGATTATAGAGGAGAAACCTATATCTCATTTTTATAAAGATGAGGATGGGAGTATCTATCTTATAGATTCATGTGATTATGAAGAAGGTTTTTGTATAGTTAGATATCCTAATTTAAAAGCTTATTGGAATACCTCAGCTGGAGAGATAACAACTCTTATTCCTATTCAAAAAACATATGATGAAGCACATCAACTATTAATAAAATTGGCGAATGTATTAAATTATACCCCAGTTGATATAAAGGAGAAAATAAATGGTTTTTAATTATATTGTTAAAAGTACCTCTGGAATTGAAATAAATTCCAGAGGGGAGATATTTGAAAAAGTAGAAAAAGCTAGTTTAACCTATCCTCAAGATGCTGTTATTATTTATAATGAACATTTACAAAAAAATCTTTCTCCTATTATCTTAAAAAGAATAGATAAACATTGGGTTGAAATTACATTAGAACAGGCAAAAGCTGATTATAGACCTGTAGGAGTTAAAAAAGCTTATAAAGTGAAGGTGGTTTAATGAAAGTATTTATAGAAATAACTATTCATAAAGGTATTTTTACAAAAGCAATAGATACTATGTTTGAGCTAATAGAGGTGGAAGAATGAAAAGAACTAAGTGTGTAAGAAATAGATGGTTTTTAAGTCCAAAAGAAATGTTCTATCTTAAAGCTAGACTTTACCAGGATAATTATAACTGGATAAATTTTAGGGGATGGTATTTATGAAGTTAAAAATAACATCCCAAGAGATTGATACTGGTATATTAAAAACCGACATCATAGATGTTGATGATATAGTCGATAAATATACTTATATCTTAGGTAATTTTAGAATCATTGGAGAAAAAGAAAAAAGATTTAGTAAAAAAAATAAAGACCTAGAAACACTAGCTATATGGTATATAAATATATTTCTTAACAAATATAATAGAGGGAAACAACCTAAAAGAAAATTTTTAAAATTTGAGGTGGAAAATGGAGAACAAATTATTAATAACTTTAGGAATAGCAGCCTTTAGTGTAGCAGTAGTATATTATTTTAAAGTAATCATTCCAGATAAAAAGAGATGTGAAGAAGAATTAAATAAAGAGTTAGAGCAAGTTGGGAAAAAGTGTAATAATTGTAAATACATGAATAAATTCAAATTAACTTATGACCCTTGGGAATGCTACTGTTCTGATGGAAGCATACACAATAAATTTAATTATTTTTGTAAAAATCATGAGTTCAATGATGAAGAGATACAAGAGGCTGAATGGAGAATAAAATTTAGAATAAAAGAGGAGGAGTTAAAAAATGAAAAATGAAAATATAGAGTTAGCTGTAGAATTAGCTAAGGAGCTTATAAAACTAGAAGGAGATTGCATAGAGCAAGATTGTGAAAATTGTCCTTTTACCAAGTCATGTTTTGATACAATTAATGACAACGAAACTTTTAAAAAATTACTAGAGGAATTTGTAAAAAATGCAGAGGTGGATTAAATGAGATGTAATCATTGTGAAAGAATAATAGATAAAGAAGAGAGCTTTTATGAAATAGATGGAGAATTTTATTGTGAGGATTGTGTAGAGGAGCGTACAATAACTTACTATACGATAGGTGGAGATACAGGAATTAATTACGAAGATGATGAAACAAGTTGGCATAGAAATATCAATGATTTTAAGGAAACACTAAAAGAAAGAATTGAACGTTATGAAAAGTGGAAAAAACAGTCAGAAAATTCTAATGACCCTTATAAAAGAAATGATTTTAAATATTATTCAAGACTACTGGAAGAGGCTCAAAAGTTATTAGAAAAAAGTCAAGAAGAGGTGGAAGATGAGATTTAATATAGAGAATTTAGAAAAATATAAAGTTAATATTTTAAAAAAGAAAGGGGGATATAGATTTGATGAAAACATTTCAATATATTTCATTGCTAAAACTTGGATATTTGCTATAAGAAACAGGATAAGAATTAGAGAGAAAGAATGGGGAGTTTTTAGAGCTAAAGTTACAGAGATAATAAATGATGGTAAATAATTTTTAAAATTCGGAACTTGCGAATTATTTATAAAGAATTATTTTAATAAAAAATATGGAGGGATACTATGATTATAGTTAATAATAAAATGACTGATGCTGAAAAAATTATAGCAGCTAAAAAAATATTAGAATTAATAAAAGCTAAGAAAGATGATTAAAAATGAAAAGAGCAGTTATATATATTAGAGAATCTACAAAATTTCAAGACCCTGACACTCAAGAAAAAGAGTGTAAAGCTTATTGTAAAGAAAATAATTTTCAAATAATTAAAACTTATAGAGATATTGCTTCTGGGAAAAAGAATGATAGAAAAGGATTTCTTGAAATGCTTGATGACTTAGATGAAGATAGATTTGATGTTTTAGTTCTTTGGGAGCTTTCTCGTAGTACAAGGGATTTTATAACTTATAAAACTTTATTGGATACTCTTAACCAAAATAATAAAGAACTTCATTCTCTCCAAGAAGGGATTCTTACTCAAGATGATATTGATGTTGAGTTTTCTAATGACATAAGAGCTTTGATTAATGTACATGAAAGAAAAAGAGTTGGGAGAAGAATTAAATTTAGAAAAAATTTTAAAACTAGAGAAGGGTACTGGACTAATGGGAAAGCACCCTTCGGATATAAGTTAGATAATGGAGTTTTAATTCCTGATGAGGAAGAGGCTCCAGTAGTTAGAGAAATATTTGAGCTTTTTATTATTGGAGCAACTATAAGAGAAATAGGAGAAAAATTTAATATTCCTTGGAGAAGAATTTCTAGGATACTAACTAATGTAGTCTATTTAGGAAAACTGAAAGTTAATGAAACTGAAATGATTAATGATAAAAGAATCAGAAACAAAGAAATTGAAATAATAGAAGGGAAACATACGGCAATAATAAATGAGGACACTTTTTCATTAGCTAATAGTTTAAAAAGAAAGAAACCTAATAAATATAAAAATGGTAAATTTATCCTTCCAAATGTTTATTGTTGGACTGGGGAGAGGATGTATCCATTCACTTCTTTAAAACAAGAGTATTATTCTACTAAATTTTCAAAATATTATATAGATAGAGAATTTTTAGAAAAAATAGTACTGGATAATATTTTAAATTTTAATTTTGATACTCTAAATGAAAATATAGAAATAGTAGATTATACAGAAAGAAGAGATTTTTATAAAAAAGAGGTTGAAA